ACTTGCTTGACGGCAAGATAAGACTCATTCGGTGGCCCACCTTCAAAGGCTGATTGGACCTTGGCATGGATAGCCGTCCCAAGATCTCGAGCTTCTGAGGCCTGCTCTTTGCTGTCCCGCAAGACACGCTCGGCATAGGCATCCAAAGACTCATCATCACGCTTGGGTAGCGTCAGTGATGCAAGCAAGATCTGTTGCTGTTTCCAGGCCTCCAAACCTGGCTTAGAGGCGACGTTGAGGATAGTCGTGACTGAAGGTACTAGGTCATACTTCCGAGCGTCCCTGAGCGTTGTATTGCGCAAAGTTCCCGCGTTGGATTTGACTTGGTACATTGGCTCTCCGGTACGGGTGTACCAGTGGCCAGACTCCGATGGGCGCTCTTTTATTTCCATGTTTTCACCTTAACAATCCTTTGTAGTTTTCCTGATCGGCCAGGCTTACGCTCTCCGGTATCCTCAATGAACCCTTTATCAAGCAATGCCCTAAATCTTGCGGTTATTGATGAATAGGGTTTCGTTGGATTAAGCGCCAAGACATCATCTTGAGTACAACCGTCAGCAAAGCGTTTGATGGTCTCGTAAACGAGCTTCTCAAGTTCGCCGCTCTTAACGGAATGGGCTGCAGCATGACTGGTGTCAGGATCGTCAACACGGACTAAAAGCTTGGGGTCCGTACCAAACTCGGCAAGTTCAGGAAGTTCAAGCTGTTTCATGATGTCCAAAACCTCGGCCAAAGAAGGGTGGTTGTTTGCTTTGCACCCATTGCGACGAGTTCTGCAGCGTCATAAACATCGCCGCCTGGAAACACCCACAAGTGTTTTCTGGTGTAATGAGGCACCAACATAATCCCGTCCACATACCAGATAGGCTGCCAATCCCGTTCGGCCATTTTGTTTTCAGGCCGCGAAATAATTGATGGATCGACGGCTGCTTTTTGAGTTAATTGTTTCGTTGCCATGATCAGAATGGGATCGAGTCATCATCAAACGGATCAACAGGCTTTGCTATCTGCTGTCGGGCCTCCCATTCAGGTGACTGCATAATGATCTTCTTAAGGCCTTCAGTCAGCGCATCAAACTCATTTTGATCGTAATAGCCAAAGCTGAAATAAACCCAGTCGTTAACTATGCGAGGTAGGCCTAACTTTTTGAGCGCTGCAGGAACCGCAGTCACTGTATCGACATTGGCATAGGTTTTGTCACCCTTAACTGCGTGAGTAACCGTCAGCATGCAATGCGCCCCCATGATGGTTCGCAGATCAAAGCCTTTGAGTTCCTGCGCAGTAAATTCCCTGCCACGCCATGAGATAAGCGTCTTGCGAAGCTTGGCCTTTTCACTGAGGGATAAGGTATAGCGCTGGCTCATTGACAGCGGCCTTCCGTCTTCCAACGACAGAGGGTTTCCGTCAGCATCTTCGCCATGAAGCTCCCACATGATGCGGCACTGACGGGCTTGCTTTTCCTCGCCAAGGTAGGTGTAACCCTGGGTTCCTAAATCGACCACGCCGTAGCAGATGGCCATATGAACCCCTGCCGGGGCCAGTTTGAATTCGCGGTCACTACCGCTATCAGAGATCAACATTTGCTTTCCTTTTATAAAGATCTAATCCGAGTTCGTTTGCAAGCCATTTCCAGTCGTTTTCACTTGCCATGCCTAACTTGGCACGGATAAAAGCTTCCTCAGTCATTTGCTCGCGCTCTTGCATCATCAACTGCCATTCATCGTTTCTTTCCATTGTTTGCTCTAAAGTTTGCTGAGTTTTAAGTGTTTCATGGATCGAACACCTTGTCAACACATTTGTCTAGAGCTTGCGTGAATTGGTCCGTTGTATTACTCTAACGCCATGAACATCCGAGAACTCATAAATTCCGTCGGCGGTATCCGTGCTGCAGCCAGGCTTCTAGGTGTTGCGCCGTCCACCGTTCACTACTACTGCCGGGTTGACCGTATGCCCCTGCACAGGCTGCTGGTGCTAACCAAAGGCAAGTTGCCATACAAGTCATGAAAATAAAGACCGTGCCCCTGGAACTGCGCGAAGCAAATGCGCATATTGAAGAGCACCACAGGCACCATGGCCGTGTCCAAGGGCACCGCTTTTCAATCGGCGTGGTTGATGAAACTGGAAGGCTTTTGGGCTGTGCGGTTGTTGGGCGCCCAACGAGTGGTCTTGATCCAAAACGTATTCTTGAAGTGACCCGATTGTGCTCGGACGGCACGCCTAATGTGTGCTCAATGCTTTACTCAACAGCAGCCAGAGTGGGCAAGGAATTAGGTTACGAAGTGATCCAAACCTATATATTCCAGAGTGAGTTTGGCGCATCATTGAAGGCCAGTGGTTGGAAGTATGAGCGAGTGGCTCATCCATCTGGACGGCATCGCAAACGGTCGGACGGGCGGGCACGAAACACCGAATTTGTCGAGATACCAAAGACGCTTTGGACAAAACGACTGAACGGCGATGAATGCTGGAAAGAGTTTGCGCATCACCGTCGGAAGCAGCCTGACGCCATACAAGTAAGGAGTGCAGCATGACTAAGACCGAGATTGAAGTTGCTAAAACAGCCTACGCTATGGTCAAGAGCATCGGTCACCATGTAGACCTGATTGGCGAGCAGCATGACTGCGAATTTGCCGAGCAGGTTTACAACAGCGTAGCGCTCACCATGCTGACCAAGATCTGCCTGGGCATTGCTGAGAATGGTGGTTCTGCAGCCTTTGAAAGCTATTGGTCAGACGTTGATAGCAAGCTGCGCGAGATGATTCAAACTTTTGCTTGCGAACCAACCAAACATTAAGTAAAGTTCACCGGGCATGGCTAGCTCGACGGAGCGAAAAGCGGTCTCATCACCCGCCTGCCAACGCCCAACTCCAGTGATGACGACCTTTGATGGAAGGTAAAAAAATGCCAGTGCGACTTTTACGCGAGGGGATACTTACCTCGGAACGCGTCAATCAATTAACCTGGCCTGCTGAGGTTTTTTACCGCAGGCTCATGTCCGTGGTTGACGACTATGGCAGGTACTACGCAAGCCCAACGCTTTTGCGTGCTTCTTGTTATCCATTAGCAATTGACACTGTCAGTGACAAGCAAGTTGCTGATTGGCTTACCGAATGCGTTAACGCAGAACTTTTGCTTTCTTATGAAGTTGCTGGCAAGCGTTATTTGGAAATTCTAGACTTTCGCCAACAAGTGCGAGCCAAAGCTAGCAAGTTCCCAGCACATCCAAACACATGCAAAGCAGATGCTAAGCAACCGTTAGCAGATGATAAGCAATTGCCAACAACTGCTCACTTAGACGAAGACGAAGACGAAGACGTATCCGGTGCAAGCGATACGAAAAAAGCTTTGCCAAAAGATTGGCAGCCAAGTGAAAAGGAAATTGATTACTTCAACAGTCGTTGCAAGCAAGTTGGTCTTAGGCTTGAAGAAACGGTTGAAGACTTCAAAGATTACTTTGCAAAAACTGGTAGACGTTATGTAGATTGGACTGCTACTTGGCAAACATGGTGTCGCAAGGCCGTCAAGATAAAAACTGAGGAGATCAATGCCAAAGGCTTGCAAGCATCTTCTTTACCCCGCGGGCTGATCAAATGAGCGAAGCAATTATCCGCATGCGTCTTGCTGGCTTAAAGCCCAACATGGTTTTCATTGAGTTCGATGGCCAGCCTGATGACTACCCGCCTTATCCAGTGGTCGTTTACAAGCCTGATGAGATTACCCGCGCCAATTTACTCTGGGCCAAAGACTTGTCCGTCATGATTACAGGCGACAACACTGATGCGGTTGATGTGCTTTATAAGCGCTTACTTCCCATCGCCGCCCGAGTCATTGCCAATTACACCATCACTAATCCAATCACGATCCGTGACTCGAAAGACATTCTATGAACGTATTACCTGACAGCATTGACTTTGAAAGCTTTTATGAGGAGCACGAGCCATTAAATCACCTCAGAAGCGCAAAAGATGCGATTTATGACCTCAAGCTTGAACTCCAGAAAAAAATCGCTCACAAGCCCGTTACGATGCCTTGGAGCAAGACTTTGGGTGAGTTTGAGTTCCGACCTCAAGAAGTTACGGTCTATGCTGGGCAAAATGGGTCAGGCAAATCCATGATGACGGGTCAGATTGCCCTGAACCTTATCCAGCAGGGTGAGAAGGTTTGCATTGCAAGCTTTGAGATGCGCCCCGTGCGCAGCATCCAGCGCATGATCAGGCAGTTTTCACACATGACTGACCCGACCAGCGATCAATTTGAACGCTTTGAGCAATGGGTTGGTGAATCCATGTGGTTTTATGACCATCAAGGCGTTGCAGATCCGCGTGCTGTGATTGGTGTTGGCCGATATGTGTCAAAGCATTTTGGCGTTAAGCATTTCTTTGTTGACAGCCTCATGAAGTGTGTTCGCGCAGAAGATGACTATAACGGCCAGAAAGCTTTTATCGACGATCTGACAGCACTGGCACGTTATGAGGACATGCACATTCACCTGGTCCATCACATTCGCAAAGGCCAATCGGATGATGCGCTGCCTGACAAGGTAAGCCTTAAAGGATCAGGTTCGATTGCCGACCAGGTGGATAACGTATTTCTTTTTTATCGCAACAAGAAAAAGGAGCGTGCCATTCAATCAGGGTTGCTGGTTGATCCGTCGGAATATGACGCGCTTTTAATGTGCGAGAAGCAACGCAATGGTGAGCATGAATCCTACTATGCACTTTGGTATCACCGAGCATCCCAACAATTCGTCGAGAGTTCTCATGGACAACCAACAAGTTTTGTTTGAGGCTATGTTGCCATGGCCACCTACAGTAAATTCCTACTGGCGGCACAAAGTCATTGGCAAGCTCGCCACCGTTTATGTTTCAGCAGAGGGCCAGGCCTATCGCAAGGCAGTGAACCTGTGTCTCATGGAACATGGAATCAAGACTTACGCGCTCGAAGGGGACCTGCGAGTCGAGATCGAGGTGTTTCCACCGGACCGCAGGAAAAGGGACATCGACAATCTTCTGAAGTCGCTGCTAGACAGTCTGACGCACGCGGAAGTTTGGAAAGACGACAGTCAGATCTCGGACTTGAGGATCTATCGCAACCCAATGATTGCCGGAATGGTGAAAGTGAGGGTGTATGAAATTAACGGGTGATCGCAACCAATGCCAGGCTTGCAAAAACTACTTCAATTCGACCTTTGCATTTGACAAGCACCGCACGGGCGATTTTGGGGTGAGCCGTAGATGCAAAACACGCGATGAAATGGAGGGTATGGGGATGAGTATCAACTCAGCAGGATTTTGGATTTCAAGCGTCTATAGTGGACCTGCAAGGGGCAGTCATGAAGCATGACCCGCATGACGCAGTCGATTACATCATTAAACACGCCAGGCAGTTTGCCGACGCTAAAGCACAGCGCGTCTTTCTTGAGGAGTTCAGGAAAAGCAAAAAGGCATTGCTGATGAAGCAATCATTAGAGCCAGCCATTGGCGCTCAAGAGCGTGATGCTTACGCTCATCCTGAATACATTGAGTTGCTTAAAGGCTTAAAGGTTGCAGTTGAAAATGAGGAGAAATTGAGATGGGATCTGATAGCAGCGCAAGCAAGGATAGAGGTGTATCGAACTCAGCAAGCAAATCTGAGGGCCGAAGGCAAGGCCACGATCTGATGAGCAATGAAGGCCGCCATAAACAAATGATGGCTGACCTGGCTGACTTCATCGGCTCAGTGGCTTTTGAGGATGACAAGGGCTGGACTGAGGAGGTCTTTGCTGAGGGCTGGGGTGCAGGCTTTCGAGCGGGGTTGAGTTACGCTGCCAAGATCGCACAGTCACAAGGCCGTGGTTGGGGGATTGAGCATGCCGAGCAGATACGCAAAGCGCTATGACTAAAGACGAGAAGAAACATTTGGATAAGGTTGCCGCAATCGGTTGTGTTTTATGCCATCTTCAGGGTAATCCTGGAACTTTCGCTGAAATTCACCACCCTCGCAAAGGCACGGGCATGGGTCAGCGTGCAAGCCACTGGGATGCTATTCCGTTATGCCCTGAGCACCACCGCGGGAAGACGGGCATTCATGGCATGGGCGTTAAGGCATTTACCAAGCACTACCAGGTCGATGAAGCTGAACTGCTGCATGTGACACGCCGTTTAGTTGCATACAACGACCACTTGTCGGATGGTTGGAAAGTGAAATGAAATATTTATCTGTTTGTTCAGGCATTGAAGCAGCAACAGTTGCATGGCATCCGCTCGGTTGGAAGCCTGAAGCATTTTCTGAAATTGAAAAGTTTCCGAGCCAGGTGCTTAAACATCATTATCCTGATGTTCCCAATCTCGGGGACATGACAAAATTTGAGGAGTGGAATCTTGGAACAATTGACCTTCTTGTCGGAGGAACCCCCTGTCAGTCCTTCTCAGTTGCAGGACTTAGAAAGGGATTGGATGACCCGCGTGGCAACCTCATGCTTACCTATGGCGCGATTGCTAACCGATTTAGGCCCAGATGGTTGGTATGGGAGAACGTCCCCGGCGTTTTGTCGAGCAATGGAGGACGGGACTTTGGCTCCTTCCTCGGAATGCTGGGCGAACTCGGGTATGGGTGGGCCTACCGAGTTTTGGACGCTCAGTACTTCGGAGTGGCCCAGCGACGCAGACGTGTGTTCGTTGTCGGATACCTTGGAAATTGGCGACGTGCCGCAGCGGTACTTTTTGAGCGCCACAGCCTGCAAGGGCATCCTGTACCGAGCCGAAAAAAGGGGCAAGAAACTTCCAAAACAACTTCATCAAGCATTGTTGGAGCGCTTGATTGCGGAATAATGGCGCAAACCTATAGCATGATCACAGCTAACACAGGTTCAAATGGTTTGGGCGTTTCTGTAGAAATTGCGCCTACATTAGATCGCGCTCAACCGGCAGCAGTGGCGACAACACAGTTTGGATGTGTTGCAGGGAGTTTAACGGCGCGATATGACAGTAGCCCATGTGCTGATCGCGGTATGAACGTGGTGGCGCAGGCGATTGGATTTAATGCGCGTCAAGACCCTTGTTCATCAGCCAATCTAATTGGCTCAATCGACACTGATGGCAGCACTCAAGCAGTAATGCAATCAATGGCAGTGCGCCGTTTAACACCTGTTGAGTGTGAGCGTTTACAAGGTTTCCCTGATGACTACACCGACATCCCTAAAGCAGCAGATGGGCCGAGATACAAGGCTCTAGGTAACTCTATGGCAGTGCCAGTCATGGCATGGATAGGTAGGCGTATCCAACAAATGGATGCCATTCATTCTAGCGCAACAACCGATTATCGGGTGGATGAATAGCATCTACACAAGTGGATTAAATGAGAGTACATTTAAGTCTCAGTAGCAAACAACGCAAACCAGGAGCAAACGACATGAGCAAACAAGAATTTGAAGCACGCATTGAACTTCCTAACCATGAGAGTATGAGTCTCAGTGAGTTTGAAGATGGCGATTTATGGATAAGCATTTTTAAGGTTGGTTGCTATGCATCAGCCAACATCAACAAAAATAAAGTCATCGAACTGCGCGATGCCCTCAACCGATTTCTTAGCCAGGAGTAGACAAATGGATTACGACGCATGGCTTGATCGTCAGCTTTACGAATACGACATGGAGCGCGAACGCGCAGAGCGTGAAGAGGATTGCCAAGACGAGGAAGAGGACTTAGACTGAGGGCTGTTTCCATGCTGTACTCCTCAAGTCCTCTGCTTCCCAACAGAGTTAACCCCCGCCATGGGGGTTCTTTTTTTGGTAATCCTGTAGTAAAATCAAGCAGTTACGCATGAAGTTGGCACCCTCGCCGCACAAGTAATTGCCACCAGCCCACCAAAACCCTATCATCAGCGGATCTTATGTCACTGGAAGATGTGATGCCCAAACCCGCCAAACCCAAAGCCCAGGCCGCGCCTCAAACCGCGCCCAAGAAAACTGGCCGCCCCAGCAAATACACCCCTGAACTAGCCGCAGAGATTGCAAGGCGCTTAAGTGAAGGAGAGCCATTAAGGCAAATATGCAGAGATGAGCATATGCCTCACTGGACGAACATGTATGAATGGATGGCGCAGGACCCCGAGCTTTCGGTACGCATCGCACGCGCACGAGAAGCAGGCTATGACAAGATGGCTGAGGAGTGCCTCGAGTTAGCTGACACGCCAGCCCTGTACGAGAAGGTGGTTGAAACCGTTGATCCAACGGGCAAGACGCATGTAGCCGTTACACGATCCGATGATGTGAACGCCAGGCGCTTGCAAGTTGAGACGCGGCTCAAGCTTTTGGCCAAGTGGAACCCCAAGCGCTATGGTGACCGTGTGACGATGGCAGGCGACGCTGAGAATCCCGTCAGCGTGCAGGCCGACCTGGCGTTCTTTGACGCGATCTTAAAGAACATGGAAGCGAAGCGCCAGCTTGGGAACAAATGACTTAGCTGAGATTTTCCAAGACGCTGAGACGAGGAAGCGTTTCGCGTCAGTCTACGCGCACGCTCCCCAGGAGGCCGCGGCCAGGCAGTGGCGCATGACTTGGATGAGCCAGGCGCTCGATCACCAAATCCTGCCTCATGGTGACTGGTGGAGTATTCATTTGTGTCTTGCTGGCCGCGGGGCCGGTAAAACGAGAATGGCCTCGGAGCAGATCGGCTGGTGGGCATGGTCCTACAAAGGCACCAGATGGCTCGTAGCGGCGCCCACAAGCAGTGATGTGAGGAGTACATGCTTTGAAGGTGATTCGGGCCTCCTGAGCGTGATTCCACCCATTCTGATCGCTGATTACAACAAAGCGCTGCATGAGATCAAGCTGACCAATGGCAGCCTGATCAAGGGCATCCCAGCCTCGGAACCCGAGCGTTTCAGGGGACCACAATTTCATGGTGGATGGTGCTGCATCCCTGGCACATTGATTGCCATGGCTGATGGCACTGAAAAACCTATAGAAACGCTTCGGGTTGGCGAAATCGTAGCAACACGCCATGGCCCAAGAATGGTGCTTGCATCAGGTGTATCTGGCAATCCATCAGGATTGGTAACGATAACGTCTGGAGCAACGAGATTGACAGTAACAGAGGATCATCCGATACTTGTTGGTGACCAGTGGATAACTGCTGGCAACATCAAGCAAGGGGATCTTTTATGGACTGCATCGTTTACGCCAGTGTCACTTGGCATAGGAGGCCAAGCGGCCACTATCACAACAAAAGGCGTGGATACCTTCATCGATTCATCTGGCAAGAGAAACACGGCCAAATCCCGCGTGGCTTTGTTATCCACCACATTGATCACGACGTTAACAACAACGACATCTCAAATCTTGCACTCATGTCAAAGTCTGATCACCAAAGGCATCATGCAATTGGAAGGGTTGGCACTGAGCGGCAAAAAGAAGTTGCAAGAGAGAATCTTAAAAGGGCAAGGCATCCTAAGCAGGCCGTTTGCATACAATGTGCCAAGCAATTCATATCAACTGCGTCCGGCCAGCCTGGTAAGTTTTGTTCAACAAAGTGTATGGAATCGTGGCGGGTCAATGCCTTTAAGCCAGAGATTCGTAAGTGCATCGTCTGTTCAAGCGAATATTTGGCCAAGAAATCGTTTCAGCGATACTGCTGCAAGCAATGCAATGCAAAGTCTACGGAGCGGACCTATCGAACTGAAGCAAATGGCGGTAAGCAACGTCGAAAGGTTGCCGAACTCAAAGACGTACAACTTAACTGTTGAAGGCGAGCACGAGTTCATTGCTAATGGCATCGTAGTTCACAATTGCGATGAGCTAGCGGCTTGGGAGTATCTGCAGGAAAGCTGGGATCAGATTCAATTCGGCATGCGTCTGAAGTTGGAGGACATGAAGACCAGGTTGATCTGCACGACCACGCCGAAACCCAAGGAACTAATCATTGACCTGATTGGCCGTGAAGGTGATGATGTCGTACTTACAACTGCGAGCACTTACTCAAACCTTGACAACCTGTCAGAGAACTTCCGCAAGCAGATCCTGCAGTATGAAGGCACTAAGCTTGGCCGCCAAGAGATTTACGCCGAGATTATCGATCCTGAAGAGGGCGGCATTGTCCAGCGCGACTGGTTCAAGCTCTGGCCTGCTGGCAAGGAACTGCCCAAACTTGAGTATGTGATTCAGTCCTATGACTGCGCGTACACCGAGAAGACCATCAATGATCCCACGGCATCCATAACCTTTGGCGTCTTCAAGCCCACTGATGGGTCCATGTGCGTGCTGATTATCGACGCCTGGCAGGACCGACTGCAGTACCCTGACCTTAAGCCTAAAGTATTAGATGAGTACGAGATTGTCTTTGGCGAAGGCAAAGCCGCCAAGCGCGTTGACCTGGTACTCGTGGAGGACAAGGCCGCGGGTATCGTGCTCATCCAGGACTTGCAGCGTGCGCACATCCCTGTGAGGGCTTACAACCCTGGTCGGGCTGACAAGGTCCAACGCCTGAGCATCGTGGCCAACATCGTGAAGGCTGGTCGCGTTTATGTGCCCGAGTCCAGCAACCGATCGGGCTATGTCCGCGACTGGGCTGAGGCCATGGTCACCCAGATCTGTAGCTTCCCGAATACAGACCATGACGACTTTTGCGACGCCTTCAGCCAGGCGCTGAGGTACTTGCGTGATGCTGGCTGGCTCAACATCGACCCACTGCCACCCGACGATTACGATCCTGAGGACTACATTGATGCTGGTGTTGTGAGGACTAATCCGTATGCAAGTTAGAAAACTTTCAGTTGCATATCGCGCAACTCAAGCGTCTCTGACCCTTGCCGCCAATCAGTCATATCCCAATTGCCTTTGCCGTGGTTACAGTCATGGCAAAGCACTTGAAGGTTGTCGAGTGACAGCGCAAGATGCGGGAAAAGCTTTCGAGGCTTGATGTGATCAACATTCATTACCGCGCCTGTCATCGGGGAAGCGCCGCAGCACTGGCATCGGGCGCCATACATTTTGAGGGCTTTCATGCGCACCTTTCGCCATTCAAAAGTCTCAAGGAACTTATCCGAAGCAGGATTGACCCCACCAACCTGCTGCCAAAGTGCAGAGAGTTCATTGTTGGAAAGATTCTCTCTGATCCGAGTGCGTCTGGAAGACCTTTGAGCAATCTGATCTTTCTTAAAGGCTTGTGGAACTTTTGCCGCAAGTCCAATGAGTGCTTCAGTGTTTGCCAGCACGAACCTCTTAAAGCCCATAGTAAAAGGCCTTTTAATGCCATCCAACTCAAGAGCGCGAGCCAAATTCTCATAGGGACTGGCCTTGCTTTTGTAGTCTTTGCCAAGCTTGTACTTAGCATAATCAGAAAACCGAGAAGACTGAATTCGCACTTTCATAATATTTATTCCAAATATTATTTACTAACTTCTACATGCCGAGGGTTTGAGTGGAGCGGTTTGGGCAAAAACTCGCCTTACCCCAAAAAGTATGGGGTAAGTGAGTACCATGCCGATGGGAATCGTTATCGCTGCATGGGCCTAGCCTTCACGCGTTGGCTAGATATGGCAGTTACGGTGTCGCGCACCCCTGTCTCTGGTCTGCCATTCCTCTTTCGAGGCCACTCTTATCAGTTGAGCTTCAAACAGTTCCCCGTAGCTCTCTCGCGCAGTTACGGTGGCGTTCCTAGCGGTCTACCTGCGCCAGTTGCCGTGTTTGGCTGGGTTCTGAGTCCCACTTGGTTTGCAGCTAACTTTGGTCTGCAATCCCTGCGTTCAATGCAAAAAGGCCGCTTACTGCTGCTCTCGGTAGCAGAACCCGAGTCTTGCAACAAGGGTCGAGAGCATGAGTAAACGGCCTTCAATCACATTGTCTGCTACGACAACAGCCCGATCATATCTCATCCCAGATAGACTTTGCAAGCCCTACTGGTTATCATCCCGCGCAAACGGAGGCCGATGATGCCCAATGCCAAACAGAAAGTCCGCATTTCTAACAATCCCAACACAATGATGCTTGAGTTGATGAGAGCGCCACGAATGCAAGAAGGCGGCAAGCTGCCACCAGGCGTGCAGCGTGCCACGCAACAGGCAGACAAGTCCGCACTGATCGCTTCTGCCAAGCCTGCACGCCAAGCCATTCAGGGCTATCTTGGGATGGACCCGAGCTACAGCGTAATGGACCCGCAAGCAGAGAAGCTTGCCTCAGCCTACCGTGCGGGCGAGGCTACGAGCGTGCTCGGTGACCTTGCTGGCGCACTGTCTCCTCTTGCTTACGCTTCAGCGATGTCTAAGGTCGGGCAGGTGCCAGGCATTGCAGAACTGATTGCTTACCATGGCTCGCCGCACAAGTTCAAGAAGTTTGATGCAAGCAAGATCGGCACGGGTGAGGGTGCTCAGGCTTATGGTCATGGACTGTATTTTGCAGAAGCGCCTGAAGTCGCTGAGGGTTATGCAAGAAACCTTGCGAATCGTGATTTAGCAAATCAAGGAAGATTGAACGCTCACGCGAATGCTCAAAGGCTGGCTAATTTAGCTGGAGATCCAAAATACGCCGCCGATGACGTTCGGTTTGTATTATCAAACGAGCCAAATCATCCTCAGAAAAGATTGCTTCAAGACACCTTAATGTTTTTAGAAAGCGGGGATTTTGCAAAGCCTCTTCAAACCAAAGGCTCACTCTACAAAGTAGACATTCCCGACGAGAAGATTGCCCAAATGCTTGATTGGGATAAGCCGCTAAGTCAGCAGCCAGCATACGTTCAAGAAGCATTGAAGAGCAGCGGTTTGTTAACTGAAGTTAAAGACATACCTAAAATTGCGGCAGAGAAAATTAGGATGCTTGCAGATCAACCAGGTCTTGCAGACTGGGCGAAGCGTGATTTGCTGACGGATGCTAGCAATGTAGAGAAGTCTCCATCGCTCAAACATGTCGCTGGCGTGCTAAAAAGCATGCAACTGAGTTATGGCATATCGCCAGACTCAGGGCCATTTGTTCCTGTCGCCAAGGATTTTCTTAACTTCGTAAAAGCCACGCAGACGGTGCCAGACATTGAAACTGGCGGGGGCGCGTTAGGCATGCTTGAGGCTGTGAAGGGAGGCCCGAGAGAGGCGGCGCAGGCACTGCGTGATGCTGGCATCCCTGGCATCCGCTACCTCGACCAAGGATCGCGTGGCACTGGCAAAGGCACATCAAACTTTGTCGTCTTCCCTGGCGAAGAAGAATCCATCAAGATGCTAGAGATCAATGGCACGCCAGAGATGGCCAAAGGCGGTCTTGTCCACATGCAGGACGGTGGCGATCCCACGGCCAGGTTCATGGGCAAGACCAAGCCCCAGGGAATCATGCAAGCCAAAGGTTTTGGTGAAGGCCGAGAAGATATAGAGAAAGCTCTGCAAGCCATCAGAGAAAGCGCCCCCGTATCAGCCGCATCGCAACTTGCAAGCGGGTACATGTCTGGCGCTGGCGGCACTGATTTAGAGAAGATCGGCCAAGCCGTATCCATGATTCCCATGATTGGTTTACCAGCGACGATAGGGAAAGCCGCAAGAGCAGGGAAGGCGGGTGATGTCATATCGGACTCGCTTCGGGCTAAATATCCTGATGTTGACATCAGCCTTGCGGGCGACAAGCAATTAAATCTTGGCAAGATCGTGGTGCCCAAAGAGATGCGAGGCCAAGGTGTTGGAACTCAGGTCATGAATGACCTTGTAAAGCAAGCGGATGAGGCTGGCTCGTCTGTGACGCTATCGCCATCGGCAGACTTTGGCGGCAACAAAGAGCGCCTTAAAGAGTTTTACAAGCGTTTTGGTTTTGTGGAAAACAAAGGCAAGAACAAAGACTTTTCCATTTCCGAGTCAATGTACCGAGAGCCAATTCAGCAAAAGCCTTCTGCGTTCAAAGCGCCGCAAGACAAAGCCCTACTAGAAGCGCAGCGTGCAGCCGCATTACCTGTTGAGCAAGGCGGGCTAGGGTTGCCTCCAGATAACACGCCAGATATGCGTGCTGCAGCCATGGGTTATCAAGATTTTTACCATGGCACAGAGCGCTTGGATCGCTTGCTAGAGAAGGGCGCGTTAGATCCGCGCAGGGCAACATCCGGTCCGATGCCGTTTGGCACTGAAAGCAAACAAATGGCATCAACTTATGCGACTAGCAAGCGCGATACGTCAAGGCTTGCACAAGACGAAGGGAATGTTGCTGATTACTTTACGGTTAGCGCCAAAAACCTTGGCTATAGATCCAACCAAGACATTCCTGTTGAAAAGGCGTTTTATTTCCTGCCAAGAGAAAAACAGCAAGAAATTATTTCTAAGGTCAAACGGATTGGATACGCCAACCCTCAAGAAGCAACGGGTGACTTGGTGTTGCACCCTGAGGGAATGGGCGGCTCAATCATGGACCCCAAAACGATTGATTACTATCTTCAGCGCGAAGCTAAAGGTAATCCGCTTACAGCGCTCAGGATTATGTGGCATGACAGCGGAACGCTTTACAACAACGAGGAGCAGCTTGCCAAGGTTTTTGAGCTTGCAGGCTTTCCGTTTCCAATCTCGCAAAAGAATGCTCCATGGTCAAGTGCGCAGGGCGTTTTAACAGGCAAGGCTAGGCTTAACAACCCGCTTACGACTACAGACGCTGAAGTGATTGAAAGCAGAGTCATTCCAGCATTAAAACAAGCTTTTGCAAAAGACAAGACACGCAAGCAAGCGCATGGCCCTGATCAATGGGGAAAAAATGTCAGGTTTACCCCCAAAGAGTGGGTTGCAGAGCTTGAAAAGGACATGGCTGAGGGCAAGAACTCATATGTTTGGACGTCTATTCCAGACAAAGTCACTGCAGAGCTTCGCAAGCTAGGTTTTGATGGCATCGTAGATGTTGGCGGTAAAGGCGGCGGTGCACAGCACCGAGTAGTTATTCCATTTGATACGAAGCAGGTTCGCTCTCGTTTTGCCGCTTTCAATCCACTAAAAAAAGACGAGCCAGGATTATTAAAGAAAAAAGGCGGCAAGGTTCATATCTCTAATAACCCTGACGTTATGCGCCTTGAATTACTAAGGAAGAAACATGCCTGAGATGCCCATTGAGCAGGACTATGGCCGCTTCATTAGCGGTATGGCCGATGACGAGGTACCCGTCGCTGATCTATCAGCCGAGTTGCCCAATGAAGAGGCTGAGATTGAAGAGCTTCCCGATGGCTCGGCAGTGGTTTACATGCCAAGCACCAAGGGACCTCTTGAAGACCCCGACTTTTACGAAAACTTAGCTGATGTCATTGATCCCATCACGCTGGATTCCATGGCATCACGCTACCTTGACCTGCTAAACAAGGACAAGACAGCACGCGAGGATCGCGATAAGCAGTACGAAGAGGGTATCAAGCGCACAGGTATGGGCAAAGACGCCCCTGGTGGCGCTACATTCTTTGGTGCCAGCAAGGTTGTACACCCCGTTATTGCTGAGGCTTGCGTTGACTTTGCCTCAAGGACCATCAAGGAGCTATTCCCACCTGATGGCCCCGTCAAAACTAAGATTTTGGGTGAGACTGACGAGGAAAAGACCAAGCGTGCAGAGCGCAAACGCGACTGGATGAACTGGCAGCTTACCGAGCAGATCGAAGAATTCCGCGATGAGCAAGAGCAACTGCTCACGCAACTGCCATTAGGTGGTAGTCAGTACCTAAAACTGTACTGGGATGAGAAGAAAATGCGTCCAGTGGCAGAGTTTTTGCCCATAGACAAGGTCTTGATCCCGTTTGCAGCCACGAATTTTTACACAGCACAGCGTGCGGCTGAAATTCACGACATTACCGAGTTTGAATTCAACCAAAGAATTGACTCAGGCCTTTATCGCGACATTAATTTAACTCGCGTAAGCATGGAGCCTGAGCCAACACGCCCAGAAAAGGCTAACAACAAGATTGAAGGGCGTAAAGCTGAGGAAAACATTGACGGTATGCGCCGTGTTTTCCACATTTACACCTACCTTGAGCTTGATGATGACAGCTATTCCAATGGCGACATGGCTCCTTACATCCTGATGATTGATGAGATTGACCGTGAAGTGGTTGGTCTTTACAGAAATTGGGAAGAAGGCGATGAAACCATGGAAAAACTTGACTGGGTAGTCGAGTACAAGTTCATTCCATGGCGTGGTGCGTATGCCATTGGTATGCCACACCTCATTGGTGGCCTGGCAGCAGCCCTTACAGGTTCCTTACGGGCACTTTTAGACTCAGCGCATATCAATAACGCCCCTGCTACGCTAAAACTCAAGGGTGCCAAGGTCTCAGGTCAGTCAGTGCAGGCTGATGTAACGCAAGTGGTTGAGATTGAGGCTGCACCAGGCGTGGATGACATCCGCAAGATTGCGATGCCTATGCCGTTTAACCCACCAAGCCAAGTTTTATTCTCATTGCTAGGCTATTTGGACAAGGCTGCTAAGGGTGTTGTGACGACAGCAGAGGAAAAGATCGCTGACATCAACTCACAGGCCCCTGTTGGCACGACTCAGGCGTTGATTGAGCAGGGTGCTGCTGTTTTCTCGGCTATTCACGCTCGCTTGCACAAGTCTCAGGGCCGTGTGCTCAAAATCTTGCAAAGGCTTAACCGTTGGTACATTGAAGACATGCGCCGCGGTGAAGATGTGGTTGATTTAGAGGTCCAGCCGGGTGATTTTGAGCGCATGGGCGATGTAGTGCCCGTCTCAGATCCCAATATCTTCTCTGAAACCCAGCGCATGGCGCAGATTCAGGCGGTTATGGCTCGTGCTGACAAGGCACCAGACCTTTATGACCGAAGAGCAGTGGAAGAAAGGCTCTTAAAGCAGCTAAAAATCCCTGGGATTGACGAATTGCTCAAGGGAACGCCAGCGCCAGAAGAAAGAACAGCAGCCGATGAGAATGTGGCCATGGCATTAGGTCAAAATGCCTATGCTTATCCGCATCAGGATCAGTTAGCGCACCTGCAAGCGCATTTGGACTTTGCACTTGACCCTGCATTTGGCCAAAACCCGATCATGGCATCATATTACCTGCCACGCGTCTTGGAACACATGAAGCAGCACATGGTACTTTGGTATCTAGGCCGCATGAATGGTTACCTTGCTAAGTCTCGTGGCGAGCCGATGGCAGAAAGTGACTATGAGAACAAGATGCTGACAGCAGAGATTGATAAAACCTTTGCTATTGCATCGCAGCATGTCATGAAAGACAGTCAATCAGCATTTAAGCAAGTGGTTCCAAAGTTACAGCAACTCTTGCAAGCCATGCAAAAGCTCACGCCGCAGCCGCAACTGCCGCCAGAAGCACAGGTACTTAAGGAAACCAGCCTGGCTGAGACACAACGTCGAGCACAGCGTGATCAGGCTGAATTACAGCTAAAAGCTCAAGACATGCAGCAAAAAGGTCAGATTGACATGGCACGTTTGCAGTCAGACCAACAACGCGCAGCCGAACGTGATCAGTTGGATGTGGCATTAAACGCTACAAACAACCTCACGAGAGAGCGCATCGCAACTGCACAACTCACCCAGAAGGATGAGCAATTGCAGGCAGAGCAGTTTGAGACTGCTATCAAGCTTCAGAATGAAGCACAACGCCAACTAGGAGTTAATCGTGGCCCAACCATCCAATAGTCTTAAAGACAACGAAGCAGTTCCTTACCACAAGCGTATTGCCATGGGTGCAAACCTTGACGGCACCAGCCTGAAGTCCAAAGGCTCGGCACCGGCACAACCCAAGACCAAAGGAGGCGCCTTGCCAGGCAAGAAAAAATGAACCCTATCGCGGACCTGGTTCGTGACATTGAGATACGACAGGCTGAGATAAGCCGGTCTCTTGCAGCCGGAAACGCTGCGAATTGGGAATCGTATCAGCGCACGGTCGGGATGTATCTGGCGTTTGAACAAACGCTTCAGATGATTGATTCTATTTTGAGAGATGAAGATGAAGATGAATGAACCAGTAGCGTCTAACGACGCTGAGATGGCTTGGGCATTTCCGAGCGTAGATCCTGGTGCAAAACCTCTTGGTGGCCGTGTGATGGTACAGATCCGTCGCTCCAAGAAGAAAACCACCAGTGCAGGTCTTATTGTGGTTGAAGAAACCCGAGAAACAGAGAAGTGGAATACGCAAGTGGCCAAGGTGATTGAGATTGGGCCATTAGCGTTTTGCCACCGTGACACGATGAAGCCGTGGCCTGAAGGCTCTTGGTGTGTGGTGGGTGATTACATTCGAGTGCCCAAATGGGGTGGTGATCGCTGGGAAGTAAGGGTTCCTGGTGAAGACCAAAACGAAGATCCCGCACTCTTTATGATCATTAATGATCATGAGGTGATCGCCCGTATCACGGGTAATCCGTTGGATGCAAGGGCCTTCTTATGAGCAACGAAACAGAAGATCAGGTCAAGATTAAGGAAGAAGCTGATGGCTCGGCTATTGTTGAGCTTCCTGAGTCAATCCAACTTGCGCAAAGTGAAGACACGCCTGATGAAGGTAAAGATGACTTTCATGAGGATGATGATCCTACAAATGATGAGCTTGACGCTTTGCGCAATGCTAAACGTGAACGTCGCCGTGCCAAGAGAGATCTGGTTCGCAAGACGCAGGCTGAGAAAGATGAGCGCTTGCAGTTATTACAGCGCCAGAATCAGGAGTTAATGGAGCGTCTTTCAGTTGTTGAGAGTCGCACGCATGCCAATGACATCGCCCAGATTGACAAAGCGATGCAGGATGCAGAGTTACGTGTGCGTTATGCCAAGATGAAGATGGCAGAAGCAACACAAACTTCTGATGGTGATGCGCTTGCACAAGCAAATGAGATGTTTTTAGATGAGCGGCAAAAGCTTGAGGCACTCAAAAACTTTAAGCAACGTGCAGTTCAGCCGCAACAAAAAGCGAATATTCCTGATGTTGGCGTGCAACGTCAAATTGCTAGCTGGATGGAACGTAATCCGTGGTTTGACCCTGAGCGCAAAGATATGGATAGCAAGATTGCTAAACAGATCGATGAGCAGTTACATGCTGAGGGTTGGAATCCTGCTGGATCTGACTATTGGGAGGAAATGGATAACCGCTTGCGTAAATACATCCCTCACCGATACAATGATGCGTATGAGGATAGTTCCTCTAGGCGAAAACCGAGGAGTCATGTGACTAGTTCTGGCCGTGAAAACGCAGCGTCCGCAGGTGGACGACAGTCTTTCGAGCTAAAACCCGAACAGGTTAAAGCAATGAAAGATGCTGGGTTTTGGGATGATCCCAAAAAACGACTCAGCATGATTAAGCGTTACGCGGAACAACAACGGTCACAATCGAGAGGGTAAGCCATGGAACAACGACTCAAAAAATCACTTACTGCAGGTGGCCGTCATACTCGCGCAAGCGAAGATCAGGCGCGTCTTCCCGCAGAAGAATCGTTCGCTAGTACACAGGACATTGACAAAATGTGGAGTGACGAGTGGACACAAAGCGCTTTGCCGAAGGTGCCGGATATACCGGGATTTCACCTTTGCTGGCTTTCCACCACAAACAGCTACGACACCATTGATAAGCGAATTCGACTTGGGTATACGCCTGTTCTTGCAGATGAGTTGCCTGGGTATGAAAACTATCGCGTAAAAGCGGGCGAGCATGTGGGTCACATCGCGTGTAACGAGATGTTGCTGTTCAAGATCCCAATGGATCTCTACCAGCGTGTCATGACGCACTTCCATTACCAAAAACCAATGGAAGCCACTCAAGCGATCATGGAGCGTATGGAAGAGTTACAACAGGGTGTTGATAGCTCAGGACACAAACTCCTGAAGACGGAAGGCGAAGGTTTTGGCAATGTCGCAAAATCATCCTACAACCGACCCCCGGTCTTCGAGGGTTAACCTGGAGTTTCCAAATGTCTGCAACTTCTGCACCATTTGGCTTGCGCCCTGCGTATCACCCCAGCGGTCTTGACCGTGCGCAGGGGCTTGCCAACATTATTGAGAGCACTTACGCTCAAAATATCCTTAAAGGTCAGGCAGTCAAATTAGCCGCAGCAACTGGTTATGTTGTTCGTGCTGATGCAACTGATGCCCTTTACGGCGTATTTGATGGCGTTGAGTGGACTGATACCACTGGCCGTCGTCGTGTTTCCAACTACTGGCCGTCGGGCACTGCGTACCAAACTGGTTCGTTGATTGCCTATATCTGGACTGATCCTCAAGTGGTTTATGAGATTCAGGCCGCAGGGTCGATTGCGCAAACCGCAATTGGCGCTGAGTTTGACTTGAGCAGTCCTTATGCTGGCTCGACAACCACTGGTTTGTCGCAGGCGCTGATGGATACAACTGCTGCAAGCGCAAATAACAGCAAAGTGTTGCGTGTTATTGATCTTGCACCGTATCCGGGCAACGCATGGGGTGATTCGTACACGATCGTTCGTGTGCAGATCGCTAAGTTCCAGTACGCTGGTATTTACGAAGGTGCGGCGGTTGCATACCCCGTTACCATTGCTTAAGGAGGGCTAGATCATGGCAGCCCCAATGCGCAGTACCGACTTTCGGAGTATCGTTGAGCCAATTCTTAACGAGTGCTTCGATGGCGTTTATGACCAACGAGCCGACGAGTGGAGCCGTGTGTTCCGCGAGCAAGACGGCATTCCCCGTAACTACCACGAAGAACCAGTCCTGTACGGTTTCGGCCTAGCACCGTTGCTTCCTGACGGCAGCCCCGTAACTTATCAGCAGGGTGGCGTACTCTTCCTCAAGCGCTATGTTTACAGTGTGTATGGCCTGGCCTTCGCATTGACCAAAGTGCTTGTTGAGGATGGCGATCACATCCGTATCGGCTCGGTCTATGCCCGTCACTTGGCACAGTCTTTGGTGGAAACCAAGGAAACCCTGTGCGCCAATGTGCTGAACAACGCCTTTACGGGTGGTCAGTACGCTGGTGGCGACGGTGTGGCACTTAACAGTGCATCGCACCCCATCGTGAACGGCACTTTCAGCAACCTGCTGACCAACGCTGCTGTACTCAGCCAGACCTCGCTTGAGCAAATGCTCATTCAGATCCGTCAGGCAGTGGACAACAACGGCAAGAAGATCCGTCTCGTGCCACGACAGCTTGTCGTTGCACCGGGCAACATCTTCCAAGCAGAAGTGCTGCTCAAGTCCGTTCTCCGTGCAGGCCAGGCAAACAACGACATCAACCCAGTCAAATCCATCGGCTTGCTCGATGAAGGCGCTGCGGTCCTGTCACGTTTGACCTCAAGCACTGCATGGTGGGTCCAGACCGACACGCCCGAGGGCATGAAACTCATGATGCGTCGTCGGTTGGAGAAGACCATGGAGGGCGATTTTGAGACTGACACCATGCGCTACAAGGCAACCGAGCGTTACGATGTTGGCTTCACCGATCCTCGTGCAATGTACGGTACGCCTGGCGTCTAACCCCTGATGGCGGGGGAGACCCCGCTAGGAGAAAGTAAATGGCTCTTACAAACTTCCCTAATGGGATTACGAGCTTCGGGGTTCCCGTCATCGGTGGCATCGGCGGCATCCCGTTCTCGGGAAATTGGTACTTTGTTGACCCGGTCAATGGCGCTGACGGTAACGATGGCTCTGCTGACTATCCTTTAGCAACGCTTTACGCTGCGATTAACCGTGCTGTTTCAGGCAATAACGATGTGATTGTCCTGATGAGCAACGGCGCTGCAAGTGGCACGGCTCGCTTGTCTACGGCCTTGGCTCAGACCATCGACTCGACCGCCACTACCGGCACGCTGAATTGGAACAAAAATGCCACGCATTTGATTGGCATGGGCGCTCCAACTCGCGTTGGTCAGCGTGCGCGTATTGCCCCTCCCACAGGCACTTACACGGCTACAACCTTTAATGCAAACACCTTCATTAATGTCACAGGTGCTGGCTGCTTGTTTGCCAACATCGACATTTTTGTTGGCTTTAGCACTGGGTCTGCAAGCATGGTTGGTGTGCTTGAGGCGGGTGGTCGCAATGCGTACCAGAATGTGAATATCCAGGGCATGGGTGATGCAGCATCGGCAGGCGGTTCTGCTGCTCGTACGCTGAAGATCACTAGTCAGGAAAACACATTCACTGATTGCGTGCTTGGTCTTGACACTGTGGCTCGTTCTGCAGCCAATGCAACCGTGGAGTTGGCTTCGGGCACTGCCCGTAACAGCTTTATTGGTTGCACTTTCCCGTTCCAAACCTCAGCATCAACACCGCTGGGCGTCTTGGCATCGGCTGCTTCGGCTATTGATCGTTGGCAGTTGTTCCAGCAGTGCACCTTTATCAATAATGTTCAGTCAGGGTCAACGACCATTTCTGGGCTTGCAACGCTTCCTGCCTCGGCTGGCGGCTTGCTGTTGATGAAGGATTGCTCGATGGTAGGCATCACTGAATTCGGCACTGACGCGACCACTCGTGGTCAGATCTATGTCGATGGTGCTGCACCCACTGCTGCAACTTCTGGCATCGCTGTCAACCCAACCTAAGATCCTGGCCCTTCGGGGCCAGTCTTGAAAGGACTAGAGATGGGTCAGTTTAAGCCGATGACAAAGATGTACACCACTGAGCCTTCAGTTGAACTGAAGCTCAAGAAGGGTGGCCATGTGTCCAAAAAGCATGGACACAAGATGATGGATGGTGGCGTGATGGCAGGGCTTGCAGAAGGCCCTACTCCAAGCCGCCTGCAGATGGGTCAGGGTACGTTACCTGGCCGTGCACCTGCTCGTCCATCACTTGCTATGCGCCGTAAGATGGCACGCCCCATGATGAAGGAAGGTGGCGAGTCCAAAGCCGAGCACGCAGCCGAAATGAAGAAGATGGCAGGTACAGAAGCAAAGCTCAAAAAGCACGCTTCAATGCCCGCATCTAAGGCCCACAAAGGCCTGAATACAGGCGGCGTGGTTATGGGCAATGCTGGTGGCTATAAAGATGGCGGCATCATCAAAGTAGCAGCCTCAGAAAAGGGCGCCAAGGGCTACGACAAAACCAAGATGCACACGGCTGAAGGCGAAGATCACACACCCAAGAAAACGGGTGAGGTTGTGATGGGCAAGCCTGGTGGCTATAAGCGTGGTGGTATGGCTTATGCCAAGGGTGGTGGCGTTGAGGGTAATGTCTCAACATCCAAGCCTGGTGTGAGCAATACCAAGACGGGTGAAGTTCGTCTTGGCAACGCAGGCGGCTACAAGAAAGGTGGTGCTCCAAAAAAGCACTACGCTACGGGGGGACTTGTTGATACTGGCAAACCCGTAGCCTACCCCAAGCATCAAGTATCAAAGCCTGTAGCTAACAACTTGCAGTCGGGCACCTTCAAAAAAGGTGGCAAGGTTAAATACGACACGGGTGGTAAAGTGGATGTATCCAAACCTGTTGCAGATCCCGAGGCCACAGCAGCAAAAGCACGCCGTGACCTTGAAGATGCAATGAATCCCATAAGCATCGTGAAAGAACTTGGCGGCAAGTTGATGGATAAGATCCGCGGTAAGGGATCAGTCACTGAGACCAAAGAATCGGTCACAGTAACGCCACCACAAGCTCGTCGAAAAGCAGGCGGCGCGTGCTAAACAGCGGGGGCTTCGGCCCCTGCGTCATTTGAAGGCGTGATGATGAAGCCAATTACTGTTTCAAAAACAGCCTCTGGATCAACGAGCACTATCCCCTTAAATGTCAACATTAATCCATTTAATGTGGGCATGGCTGTCGTTGTGTCGGGAACTGTCAATTACACCGTGCAATATACGTTTGATAATGTTTGGTCATCAACGTATGACTCAGCAACGGCAACATGGTTTGATCATGCTTCGCTTGCTGCGCAAACAACAAATCAAACCGGAAACTTTGCCTTTCCTGTTGCTGGCATGCGGTTAACAGTGAATTCGGGGTCTGGAACGGCAACGATGACTGTGATTCAGGCAGGTGTTGCATGACATTAGGGTATGCAGGCGTATCAAACCAGGCTAATACGTCATCTGGTTATGCGCTTAATGTATCTGCTGCAAACTCGGGCACTTTGGTAGGTGTTGGAGTTAGTGGTGTAGGTATTGCAGATGATTTTTCTGGGGTTGTGCCACCAGCAGGAAGCTTTATCATCTTAGAAGTTTCAGGTTATCTTGTACAAGAAGTAGGTACGGCACCAACAAACCGATTTGAGTTGGAGTGATCATGGCAGATACCAAGATCTCTGCATTAACGAGTGGTAATCCAGCGCAGTCAACGGATGAAATTCCCATAGCGCGTAGTGGTGCTAATTACAAAATCACAGCAGGAAGTATTGCTTCGCTTGCGGCTGCTGGCTCAACAACACAAGTAATTTTCAATGATGCCGGTGCATTGGCGGGCGATGCCGGTCTGACGTACAGCAAAAGTACAGACGCATTGACTGTTGCAGGCAAGGTTGTAACGCCAAATGTTGATGCTGCTAGTTCTGCCGGTGGTCAATTAAGAAATGCGTCAGGAACAAGCCAATTAGCATGGGGTGCTGGTGGTGGCAGTAATTTATCGCTTGAAGTTGCCACCAATATCAATCCAGCCAATGCCTCAGTTTCAATTGCGCCGACAGGTACGGGAACATTAACAATTAATCCAGCGACTGCTGGAACAATGAACAATGTTGTTATTGGTGGAACGACCCCGGCAGCAGGAACTTTCACTGATGTCACGCTTAATGCTCAAGGTGATGTCAGGTTTGCAGACAGCGATTCAAGTAATTGGGTGGCATTTCAAGGACCGGCAACAGTTGCAAGCAATGTGACTTGGACACTGCCTTCTGCGGATGGAACTAATGGCCAGGTGCTGTCTACAAATGGCTCAGGAACGCTTTCATGGGCTTCTAGCGGTGCAGGCACGGTTACATCAGTAGCTTTTAGCACGGGGACAACAGGACTGTCTGTTTCTGGAAGTCCAATTACATCATCAGGCACGATTACGCTTGCAGGCACTTTAGCGGTTGCTAATGGTGGCACAGGTCAAACCAGTTATACCAATGGGCAACTATTGATTGGTAACACGCTAGAGAATACGCTTACAAAGGCTACGTTGACTGCTGGAAGTGGCATATCAATTACAAATGGCAATGGATCAATTACGATTGCTGCAACGGGAAGCGGTGGCTTTAGTCCTGTAACTGCAGCGATGATCTTTGGATAGGAATTAACATGGCAGCTCCAAACCTACTTTCACCGACCACGATTAACGGCAAGACCGTTACGGTTGACTTATCAACGACCAATGCAACGTCAATTTTGAGCAATGCTTCAGGCTCAGGAAAGGTCTTAAAAGTCAACGCGCTTTACGTTGCTAATGTGGATGGTGCAAGCAACGCAGAGATTACGATCAATTATTACTCTGCTGCTGCGCTTGGTGGCACGGCAACGCAGATCGCATCAACAGTTGTTGTTCCTGCTGATGCAACGTTAGTAGTGATTGATAAAGATGCTTATGTTTATCTTGAAGAAGACAGGTCATTAGGCGCTACAGCAGGGACAGCAAGTGATCTGAAGGTTGTTTGCAGCTACGAAGATATTTCTTAGGGGTAAGACATGCCCAGAAGTAATGGCGGGGTCATAGGCCCAGCAAATATTCCGACCACGCTATCTGCCAAAGGTGTTTGGTCGCTTATGGAGCAGTTTATTGCTCAAAGGCAGGGCATTTGGCCGCCATACAATTACACCGTCGTCCAAACCTTTACCGCTACGTCTACTTGGACTTGCCCTACTGGTGTTACAGAGGTTGAGTATTTGGTTGTGGCTGGTGGAGGCGGGGGTGGAAGGACAGGAAATGGGGCAGGAGGAGGTGGGGCAGGTGGCTTTAGAACGGGGACTGGTTTAAGTGTTACAGCAGGTACGGATTACACAATTACCGTAGGAGGCGGTGGCGCTGGAAGTACCTCAAACACAGTCGCCGGAACTTCTGGATCAAACTCTATTTTTAGCACAATTACATCAGCAGGGGGAGGTGGTGGAGGATCTGGGGTGGTAAGTGGCCCTGGTGCTGTTGCTTTAGCTGGTGGTAGTGGGGGTGGAAGTACAGGGACAACAGGAGGCTCCGGAGGCACAGGCGGTGCAGGTAATACACCAAGCACAAGTCCATCTCAAGGCAATACAGGTGGAACAGGTAATACAAACGCCGGTGGTGGCGGCGGCGGCGCTGGTGCGGTAGGTGGTAATGCGGGCGCAAATGCTGCTGGAAACGGCGGCAATGGAACAGCAACAACAATTTCTGGATCAAGTGTTACGTATGCCGGTGGAGGGGCTGGCGGTAAAAATGCTGGCACAGGCGGTACAGGTGGTACAGGTGGCGGCGCATCTACACCGGCAACAAGCGATACAGCAGGTAATCCAGGTACTGCAAACACAGGTGGCGGCGCTTCAGGTGGTAATGCTAATGCTGCTAATCAGAATGGTGGAACAGGCGGCTCCGGCATTGTTATCCTGAAGTACACCGTACCAAGCCAAACCGTCTTTGTATTCAAAGGCACGACTAAGTGGACATGTCCTACGGGTGTGACCTCTGTTGACTAC